GGGCGCGGAGATGGGTCAGGTGGTGATGAGGAACCCGATGTGCAGGCGCAGGTTGGTGGCGCTGGCAATGTCCTCGGATGCGGTGCGGATGGTGCAGATGCCGTCGGTGCCGACAACCCAGCCACCGTGCACGATGCCGGTGTCGAAGCAGGAGGTGATCGTGGAGTGGGTGGGCCGCCAGCCCGAAGGCAAGGTGCAGACCACGGTGTCGGCGATGTTGCCGCCCGTGGCCACGATGTTGCCGCCGGTGCGGGTCACGTAGACGTCGATGGTGACGCTGCGGCCCTGCCGGAAACCGAAGAAGTCGAGGAGTGACCAACCGCTTGCGACGGACAGGCCGCTGGTGGTGCTGACCAAGGACGGCTCCGGGGTCACCCAGGCGCTGCCGTTGTAGACGTCCAGGCGGTCGACGTCCTGAAGCCACGTCGTCATGCCGTCGACGGGCGCGGTCGCCCCGGTGAGGGTGGCGCCGCGTGCGGATGCGGACGCGAACCGCATCACTCCCCGCTGGGCGAGCCCGTTCGCCAGCTCCTTGGCCAGCTTCGACGCATCCGGGGCATCGGTGAGGCTGGCGATGTTGACGCCCTGCCCGTAGTCGTCCTGGGTAGCCATCGGCACCCCTTTCTAGCTGGTGGCGAGCGGACCCAGGGCGATCCAGTTGCCGTTGCCGGACTGGCTGATGACGCTGACATCGCCGACGGTCGGAGTCGTGTAGGACTTGAGGCGGCGGCACACGATGCCGTCCGCGGTGACGGTGCCGGTGCCGACGACGGTGACGGTGGCCAGGCGCCAGTCCGCGCCGCGCACCGACGGAGCCTGCTCGCCGGCCCGCTTCGCGCGCTGCGCCACCGCTGAGGCCAGGTCGCGGGTGGTGGCGTGGGGGGACTTGGTCACGCATCCTCCTTCGCCGAGATGGTGGTGATGGGGAAGCCGCCGCCGACGTCGAGGGGCACGCTGAAGCTGGCGGCCTGGTGGAGTTCGCGGCTGCCGTCCTCGTACACGACTCGCAGCACGTCGCCGGGCTCCAGTGCCGGGTTTGGCAGCGACGAGATGTCGCCGGAGGCGTTCGGGGCCTTGGCCTGCGCCAGCTTGAGGCGGGCCGCGTTCGTGCACGCTGCGGTCGTGATCAGCGTGGACGAGGAGTAGAAGTCCGGCCGTCGGCCGAACGGGCCGCCCCAGTAGGTCGGCGAACTCGTGTCGGTGTCGACGGCCAGGTAGGAGACGGGCGCCACGTTGTCGGCCGTGTTCTCGCCCGAGGTGAGGATGCCGTTGAAGACTTTGTCGCTGCTCATGCCGCGGGTGGCGGAGATGTAGGCACCGCCCTCAACAGCCTCGATCGACCACACCGGGGTTGCGGTCGTCAGATCCGGCAGCGTGGCGATGATGAACACGCCGTCGGGGTTGGCGTACACCTCGGCGCCGGCCGCGGCAGCGATCTCCTGGACTCCGGCCCACGGGTCGGCCTGCACGTCGAAGGCGCGGGAGCCGATGGTCAGGTCGGTGATGGTGGACGCGATTTCCGCGTCGGGGATGCTGCGGTGGATGAGTGCACTGACCGCGCTGACGACGGTTCCGGTGGCGGTGTAGGGCGCCGTGAACTTGTCGTCGCCGACCACCGCCTCAAGGCCTTTCCCCTGCAACGTCACCGGACCCTGGTCGACATCCCCGTCCACGCTGTCGAGGCGAAACACGCCGAGGGGCACAAGTTCGGTGTCGCCCGGGCTGCCGTATTCGACGCCGCGGGAGATCCGCAGCCGGGCGCCGTAGGTGGCGAGTTCGTCGGCGGGCGTGCGCGGGATGAGCGCCCTGTCCGCGGAGGTGACGGTGCAGGTGCGGCGGACGGCCTGGGACCGGTCGACGGTGACGCTGCCGCCGGTGTGGTCGACGTCGATGACGCGGCCGTCCGTCAGAAACAGCTGCACGCGGGTGACCGGTGTGTGTGGTTCGGCGAGGCGGCCCAGGAAGCGGTCGGAGACGGGGTACACGTTCACCCCGTCCGGTTGTCGAGGAGGACGTCCTCCCAGGTGGCATACGTGCTGCGGACGTCCTGCCAGGTGTCGAATTCGGTTAGGACGTCCTGCCAGGTGCGGCCTGCGGCCCCGTTGACGGCGGTGGTGACGGGCATGTCCTGCTCGGTGAGCGGCAGCGTCCAGGTTCGCCATTCGTCCTGCGCGAGGGCACCGAAACGCGCTTCGGGGACTTGGGCGACGGCTACGTACATGTCGTCGACGCCCATGCCGGGTGCAGCCTGCCACAGCAGGGTGTTGCCGGAGTCGAGCAGTGCGTGCAGCCGGCTTCGCTCATCGTTGGAGCGGGTGGCGACGGCGAGGTCACCTTCGAGTCCCTGCCGTTTCCCGGACAGGATCACCTTGTTACGACGGCCCCGGACCACGAACGTGCCCTGGTCGATGGGGCGTTGCCAGTCCGGGGCTTTCCCTACGAGAACCCGCAGGTTGCGCTGCGGGTTGCCGGGGTCCTTCAGCCAGGTCTCTTGAATGTTGGCGAGGACCACGGTGGCGTAGTCGCTGGTGCGGGTAGCTGCCGTGAGACTGCCGGGCGGGTAGATCTCGATGTCGTAGCGGACAGGCGTGTTGAGTGGCGCCTCATGATCCTCGACGATCATCAGGTCGGAGGTGACGACCTGGTGGTCGATCAGCCCGGATGTGCTGCGCACGAGGATGCGGGAGCCGTCGGGCTGCTCCCGGAACACCGACAGCTCGTAGTCGAGGGGCAGTTCCCGCAGCGTCAGCTGAATGTAGCCGTCATCGGAGAACGCTTCGACCTGCGTCAGCGCCAGAACCTGCCACAGCACCACCGCGTCGACGTGCAGCACCGATGCGGTCGCCGAAGCGGTCGCCACGATTTCGACGGCCGCCTGCGTCGCCCCGGCCGGAGCGGCGGCATCCGAGGCCAGCACATACCAGGCGGAGCCCGGCAGTACGAACGTCGTGCCTGTAGAGGCGCCGAGGTCGGTGCCCGCCGCGTTGTACCAGCGGGTGCGGACCGTGGCCGACGACCAGGATCCGGCCGCCGGATGGGCAATGACCTGCACCCGATGGTTCTGGCCCGCGACAGCCCCGCCGAACTTCGCCGACCGCAGCGTCGACGCCGTCGCGGTCGCAGAGGTGACGGCGAGCGCGTAGGAGCCGTCGAAGAACGAGACACCCCACGGAGTGGTGCGGGCCAAAGTCGCCACACCGGATGGCACAGTCCAGCCCGCAATGCCCTGCTCGAACGACGAGTCGGCATACGGCAGCAGGCTGCCCGCCTGCAACTGGGGTGCCACCGTGACGGCGACCGTCTCCAGCCGCAGCACCTGCCCGGCCGACGCCGCATCCAGGCCTGCCGCAACAGAGCAGGTCGCCGCATTCGACGGCGCCACCATGGACGCCCGCTGCCGGTACATGCCCGTCGTCGCAGGAGGCGCCAGGGTGGAACGCTGTGCGGCGACCTGGTTGCCGTTGACATCGTAGTAGCGCAGCTCGATCCACGCCTGCGAGGTGAGAACCGGCGGCTGCAGGTAGGCGTAGGCCAGGTATTCGGTGCCCGGCGTGACGGTGGGCCGGTCAACAGTCAGCACGGAGGCGTTGCCCGCGGCGACCGCGGTCATGGCCAGCGTGTGGCCGCCCGCCGTGTATGTGTCAACGGCCCACGACATGACCGGCACCTGCCGGGACACGGTCGCGTTGACGACGGCAGCCCAGCCGCTGGCGCCGATCTCGGACGATTCCGTGTTGAAGGGCAGCAGGTTGCCCTGTACGCGTATCGGCAGGCCGAGGTAGACGTTCTCCCAGTAGTGGTTGACGGTTGCGCCGGTCTCGGTGGACGACAGCAGCACTTGGGCCTGTGTCGTACCCGAGGGTGCGGCCCCGGCGACGCTCACCCGGTGCCAGCCCGCGGAGGCCGCCATGGTGGTGAGTGACCAGGTGACGGACAGCTCGGCACCCGACGAGTTAAGCCAGCGGATGCCGATCCGCTCCCCCACCACTCCGGCCGTGTCGGAGAACGCGTAGTAGGTCGTGCCCGCGGTGACCGGGTAGGAGGAGACAGTGCGGGCCTGCATCTCTCCGGCTGCGACGGATTTGACGGCGAGGCAGCCGGGCCCGTTGCGACCCCCGAGGCCCTGCACGATCGTGCAGTTGAGTTTGGGTGTCCACCCGGACGTGTTGGGGTCGATCGACTCGGTGGTCGAGCTGAGGAGGTTTCCGGGGATCGCCAAGATGTCCTCCTCAGCTCGCGTTGAGCACCGAGATCAGTTCGCCCTGCGCGTTGTGGACTTCGGTGCGGGCAATATCGGTGATCTGCTCGTTGCCGACGAACACCTTCACGTGCAGGTCGCCGAGCTGCTGCGTCGCCGCCTGATGGGCCAGCGACGACAGGGCGTTGGCCTGCGCCGCCGTGAACACCGGCTCCGGCTTCCCGGTGCCGTTGTAGGCGAGGTTGAGGCCGGGTTGCAGGTAGCCGCCGGAGTCGTACTTGCCGGGCTGGAAGCCGTACCAGGAGGGGAACAGGCTGTTGTTGTAGCCGCGGGCGCTGGGGCCCATGTGGACGCCTGCGCCGCCGGACGATTCGACGTTGGTCTTGCCGAGGGTTCCTGCAGTGTGGCCGACGCCCGCGTTGGTGACGCCGATCTTGAATGCGGAGTCGCCGTGGTAGACCCAGCCAGGTGGGGCCGTCCTGCCGCTGAACGATCCGGTCGCCCACCGGCGGTGCGGCTTCTGTCCCCGGATGACGGACTCGATCGCCGACATGAATCCGGAGCAGTCCCACGATGGATTACCGTTGCCGCCCCACTGGTAGGGCTTGCCGTTCTGGGTTTTCGCCCAGGTCAGGGCAGCCTGGATGCGGGGCCCGCCGAGGCCTCCGGCGCCCTTCGTGTCGGCCTTTTTCGAGTAGCCGAACATCGCATCGATGATCTTGTTGGGGATGTTGCGGATCATCGCCCCGAAGCCGGTGTCCATGCCGGGGAAGTTCTTCAGCAGCGGGTTGACGACGTTCTTCACGCCCGCGCGCGCCGACGACTCCAGGGTGTCGCCGAGCCATGAGGCACCCTTCTTGATGGCGTTCCACACGTCGGTTCCGGCGCCGGACACTGCGCTGATGCCCTTGCCGATCCAGCCGAAGATCCCGCCGTTGGCGAACGACTGCTTCGGGTAGATGCCGCCGCCCGCGTACTTGAGGGAAGTGTCGGTGGACGTCTTCGGGTTGCCGCCGAACACCGGGGCCAGGGCCGCCTTGACGCCCTGCGCGCCCTGCGACTTGGCGATCCGGTTGAAGTAGTTGACGAACCCGGAGCCCACCCCGCGGGTGAACTCGGGCCGCATGATGGCCTCGCCGCCCGACAGTCCCAGTGTGCCGCCCGTCGGGGAGATGAACTGGTGGACGTCCTTCCCCGGGGTGTAGCCGGGCATGATGCCGCCGCTGGCGAACGTGTACTTCGGCAGCTTGGGCGCGCCGAACGCGGAGGCGACCTTGTTCCAGACGCCGCGGATGCCGTTGTTGTAGACGGTGTCGACGACGAACTGGACGGGCGCCCGCGCGATTCCCTTCAGCTTGTCCCACTGCGTTTTGATGGCCCCGACCGCGGTTCCGAACCATCCGCCGAGCCCCTTGAGGACTGTGTGGAACGCCTCGAAAACGGGTTTGATGCTGACCGCGTAGGCCGTCTTGATAACGGAGACGATGGCGTCCCACGCAGGCTTGATCTTCTTCTGGTACAGCCATGTCGCCCAGCCGCCGACCGTCTGCATCCCACCCCAGATGGCCGCAAACGTGGGCTTGAGGTAGCTCTGCCACATGATCTTGGCTGCGGCGACGATGAGGTCAAAGGCAGGCTTGATCTTCTTCTGGTACAGCCATACAGCCTTGTCCCCGATCCATCCGAAGATGGGCCCGAAGACGCCCCACAGCCACTTGCCGATCGCGCCAAGGACCTTGATGACGGCGATGATCGGCAGAAGGGCGATCACGACGACCGCGGTCAGCAGGATCCTGGCAGCCTCGCCGATGAATTTGAAGACGGGGCCGAGGATGTTCGTCCACAGCCACAACGCCCAGCGGCCCACCGCCTGCACCGCGACGACAATCGCGTCGAACACCGGCTTGAGCACGGTGTTCCACGCGAACAGAGCCGCAGTCTGAATGCCGTGCCAGACCGCGAGAACGCCGTTGCGGAACCAGGAGAAGTGATTCCAGGCATAGACCACCGAGAGGACGAGCAAAGCAAGCGCCGCAATGATGATGCCCACGACGATGACGATCGGGTTCGCGTCGAACGCCAGATTCGCCGCCACGATCGCCGCAGTCCAGCCCTGCGTCAGCAACACGGCAAGGATGACCCCGGCCCGGTAGACCGCCATCGCCACGTTGAAACCGACCTGCGCGAGCGTCGCCAACCGCGTCGCCACATACAGGCCGTAGAACAACTGCACCAGGCCAGGCATGTGCACTGCGAGCCAGCCGACACCATTCGCCAGCGCAGTGAACACCGCGAGGGCAGGCCCCGACAGCGGCGCGAGCGCCTTGGACACCTGGAAGAACGCGGTGAAAACCTGCCCCAGCGCGTGAGCCAGAACCGGCGCCTGCTGCGACGCGTAGGCGAGGAACCGCTCGAACGCCGGAGAGCCCTTCAGCCCGGCCCCCCACTTCGCGAACTCCCCCGTGACCCGCTGCATCCCTCCGGCGAACGTGGCGACATGTGGCAGGAACGCGTCGATGATTCCGCCGAGGCCCTTGAAGACGTTCAGGAAGGCGGTTCCGAGCCCAACGATCGAAGGCAGAACGGCGCCGGCGATGTCCGCCTTCAGCGACTTCCACGCCGCCGACTTGAACCCGGCCGAAATCCGGTCCTGCAGAATCGAGATCCCCTTTGCCGCGGCCAGCACCAGCGGCGTCAGCCCCGGCAGCGCGTTCTTGATGCCGATGAGGGCGCGCGTGAACAGCGGCATCACCTGCGGCTGCAGGGATACCGACCATGCCTTGAATGCCGTGCGCAAGCCGACGAACGCGTTGAGGGTCTGGCGGGTCGCCGGGGAGAGTTTCGCCAGCGCCGCCCGGTACTTGTCTTGTGCGGTTTCCGCCTTCGATGCCGTTGCCGTCGTCGACAACTGCGCCGACTGGATCTGCCGCTGAGCGCTCGCGATCGAGTCGGCCGCGTTCTGCTGGGCCGTCGCGACATTCTTCTCCGCAGTGGCGACCTTGGCCTGGGCGTCCGCGATCGACCGGGCGTTCTGTACCTGGACCTGTGCCTGGTTGGCCTGCGCGTCCTTCAGCGCCCTCGTCTGCGCGGTCACGTTCTGCTGCGCCTGCGTCAGCTTGTCCTGGGCGCTCGTGTACGTCTGGGAGCCCTTGACCCCGGCCTTGTTCGCAGCCGCCGTGTCCGCGACCTGCCGCTTCGTCGCGGTCTGCTGCTCCTTCAGGTGCTGGACGGCCTCGTCGTACTGCAGTTGCGCCTGCTGGCGCTGCAAGGCGGTCGCTTTCGACCCGGCCGCGTTGACCGCGTTGAGGTTCTGCTGCGCCTCCTGCACCTGCAAAGCTGCGTCCCGCTCCGACAGCCGGGAGTCGACGAGCTGGTTGTTCATGTCCTGGAGCTGCCGGGTCGCCTCCTGGCGGGCGGCCACCAGATCCAGCTGTGCCTGCTTTGCGGCCTTCTGCGCCTGCGCGAGCGACGTTTCGGCCTGTTCGACCTGCTGCTCGGCCTGCTTCGTGCGCTGCCCGGCCTGCACGATCGCATCCGCGACACCCTGCTTGGCCGTCTTGACCTGCTGCTGAGCCGCCGCGATCTGCTGCGCGCCGTTGCGCTCGGCCGTCGCCAGCGCCTGCTGCGCGCCCGCCATCTGCAGAGCCTTCTGGGCGGCCTGCGAGTTCGACTGGCCGCCGGCCGCCGTGGCACTGCTCGACGCCTGCTGCGCTGCCGTCTGTGCCGTCAGGGCAGCCTTGATGCCGGAAAACGCAGGGATCGCCACCGCCGCCAGCGCACCCACCCCCGCACCCGCGGCGATCGAAGACGACGCCAGCAGGCCCAAACCAGCGCCGAGCACGGGAATGGCAGGGATTGCAGCCACGCCCGCCAGCGCCACCGTCAGCTGGAAGATCGCCGACATGGCGCCCGACGTATCCAGATCAAGCGTTGCGTCGAACCGCTTCCCGTCCACGGCGTCGACCTCGGCCCGCAGCGCAGCCAGCTGCGCCAACGCCGCCGCAGTGTCCGCCCGGACCTGCACGTTCGGATGCTCGGCGCCCAACCTGCGCAGCCGCGCCTCGACGTCCGTGATCTCCGCCAGGGCGGTTGCCGCGTCGACGTCGATCCCGATGCGCTTGCCCGAGAGGGTCTCCAGGCGGGCCCGCAGACGGGCCATATCCGCGTCGAAGCCCGTCGTCGACAGCCTCACGTCGGCCTTCGGCAGAGACCTGAAAGCCGCCTCCAGCCGCGCCTTCAACGACCGAGAGAACGCGCCGCCCGTCTCGTCGCCCTGCCGGGCAGCCGCCGGGAGCGCCGTCCGCCCACCGGTAGTGACGCCGTTCCGAATCGCCGCAGCAATCTGTGCGGCCATCTGCCGACCGATGATGCGGCCAACCTCGTCACCGACCGCCGAAGCCGGCGGCACCAGCGCCTGCTGCAGCCTGCGCTGGATGCCCTGGGTGTTCGGCAGAACATCGACTTCGACAGAACCGACGCTGATGGCCACCGGGAGCCTCCCCCCGGCGCAGCGCGGCGCCTACCTGGTGAGCTGGAACAGAAACTCGGCGCTCACCTGGGTGAGCTGAACCTTCGGGCGAAGCGGCTTGCCGCCTGGGCGCCGAACGGGCTCTGGGGCTTTCGGGCGTTTCGCCTTCGAGTCGGTGTTCGCGCAGATCAGCACGTACTCGACGCGGCGCGCGGCATCGACGAGGGCTGCCGTGAGCTGCTCAAGCTGGGACCAGCGACCCTTCTCCGGCTCGCCCTTGTCGGCCTGCTCGGCAAGTTCCTCGTCCGACAGGCTGTTACGGAGAGCGGTCCAGGTTGCCGACTCGGGAGGCAGGTGCTGGATGAGGACCCGCAGGCGGCGCCACGACATCTGACCGCGGTGTACGTCGAGGAGGTCGACGCCGTTGTAGTAGCGCAGCAGATCGGCTTCTACCGCCTCCGCGTGCGCCTCGACGACGGAGCGGGTCCACTGGAGTTTCCCAGGCCTTCACCAGCCTGTTCGGCGGCGTCCGCGATGAACTCTCCCCACTCCTCGTTCGTGGGGTCGATCTCGACGTAGAGGTCGTAGTCGTCCGGGTGAAGGATGATCCGCGCGAAGGCATCGATCTGCCCCTGGGCGGCCAGGCGCTGCCACGACTGGCGCCACGCCCCGGGCGGAATGATGCGGACCTCTTCGCCGCACAGCAGGGCCGCCACATGCATGCTGACGGCCTCGGTCTCCTGGGCTTCGGCGGCGGACACCTCCGGCTCGTCCACGTCCGTCTCGGCGGCCTGACGGGTCGACGGGCGGACTGCGGCGCGTGCGGCGGTGCGGGGCTTCCGGCTGGTGCTGGGGGTGGTACGCGTGTTGGCCACGGCGCGGGCCTCCGTTCATTCAGGGCGCGGGCAGGGATGTGAAGGTGGACGGACCGGGCCCGCGCCAGGGTTGGCGGCCCGTCCACCCGTCTCAGGAGCCGGTGTAGGCGGGCGTCACCGGCAGCTTGTCCGTGTGGTAGACGGTGTTCCCGGCGTCGTCCGGGTAGGCGGTGACGGTGATCTCGTAGCCGGACATTTCGTTCTGCTTGAAGGCCACGTCGGAGCGGTCGCTGATCTCGCCCTGGGGGACGTAGAAGCCGCGCGAGGTGTCGCCGTCGAAGATCGCGAACCACCAGGCGCGACGGTCCGGGGTCGGGGACGCGGTCTCCGCGAACGAGGTGAGCCCCGAGGTTCCGTCCGGGACGAGGTCGCCCGCCGGAATGCGGTACATGACGCTCTGGACCGAGACGCGGGCCGTCTCCCACAGGGTGATCTTGAAGGTGCGGATCGACTTGGTGATCGTCGTGCGGATCGGGCTCGTGAGGCCCCACGGGGTGAACTCCTGGGAATCCTCGTCGAAACCGTAGGTCAGGCCGTCGTCCGAGATGCAGCCCAGCGGCTCCCACGGAGTCGGCGGCTGAACCAGCGGCGACGTCGGGCTCGACGTACCGACGTCGGACACCCAGCCGCCACCGTTCGTACCGATGATCGTGAGGTCCGCCGCGCGGGTGATGTTGACCATGAAGGGTCTCCAGACATGCGAAAACCCCGCACGGCGGCGAGGTTCAAAGGGAAACAGGGGTCCGGCGCGGGCCCGAAAGCCGGTCAGGAGACCGGGTGACAGAAAATCTCGTAGGTGGCGCCAGCGCGGCGCAGGGCGACGTTCTCGTAGTCCCTCGGGCCAGGCAGCGTCAGAGCCGCCACCCGCCCGAATACGGCCGTCTCGCCGGAAGAGCCAGGAAGCTCACCCGTGAGCCAGGAATGCACCGACCGGCCCAGAGTGATCGCAGCGGCACGGCTCTCGCCGAACACGTCCACGTCAACCAGGAAGCGAGCGAGACGAAACCCATCGTCACTGCCGGCCGGCACCTGCTGGAAGCGGATGGTCGGCAGCTCGTTGAGCAGGTTGTTGTCGAGTTCGTCCCGCACAACGGCGGCCGGGAAGTGGGCTGCGGCCCGAGTGATGAGCTCCAGTTCGATGTCGACGATGTCGGTCACTGGTTCCGCCCGCCCAGACTCGCCGCTCGCAGCAGCACGTGGTGCGCAGGGACCCGCTCGGTGCCGTACTCCACCCACCGGGCGTAGTAGGCGGTGTTGCGGACGTAGCCGACGGCCCGGTCGCGGCGTCGGCCGCCGCGGTTCGTACTGTCGGTCTCCCAGGACTCCCTGTAGTGGCCTGGGGTAGGGCTGTTCTCGTCTACCGGAGAGAGAGCAATCGCCACGCCTTTGATGACCTCGGCCCGGCGGAGCATCTCCGCCTGCATGCCAGGCATGCGCAACATCTGGCCGACACCTTTATTGTTCATCTTGAACCGAGCTGCCATATCCCCTCCAGCCAGGCCCGCGGCTAGCCGGTCACCCGGTCGGCAGCGAACTGGATCGGCCCGCGGGTGCCGGTGAACGGGCTGCGGCCCCAGTCGCCAGGCTCGCCCGTGATGTCGCAGACGACGCCGCGGATCACAGCCCGGTCCGTCGTGAACAGCGGCCTGTCGGCGGACACATAGACGGTCCATCCGGTGATGACGGTGTCCCTCGCCTGCTGCTCCGGGCCACCCACCTGCGGGGTCTCGGCGCGCGGCGTCACCACGCACCCTTCCAAGTCGAACGATTCGTCCGGCCCCGGCAGCGGCTGCCCGCGCGTATCACGGCCCGGCGACAAGCCCGTGCGCATGATCCGCACTGTCTCGCCGAACGGGTACGGGGCGGGCATCTACACCCACCCCCAGCCCGGTTCGTACTCCGTGCCCGGACCGTATGGGCCCTCCAATGGCCACGTCACCCACGGATCGGCGGTATCGGGCGTGGGATCCACCGTGAACGCGCCACCGCGGCCTGCCAGCGACTTGAGTGCCGACTTGTCGGCCTTCGTCAGATACAGGCCGCCCGAACCGGTCGGACGCTGCACCGACATGGGGCCGATCGTCTCGTAAGACACCTGCTGCGGATTCACGTAGGCGCGGCCCGCCACCGACAGGACAACCGCCTCCGCACCCTCAGGGAGCGGCTTCACGATCGTCTGACAGAGCGAGAGCGCCGACGCGATCAACAGGTCGGCCCGGTCGCCGTCGATCTCGTCCAAGCCGAGGAACAGACCGAGCTGTTCCACGGTCGGCGGGGTGAAAGCCACGACGCCTCCTATCTGGCCAGTCCCTCTACGGCTCCGCACCAGGCAGCCAGGTCGGCCGCCGGATCCAACTCGGCAGACCGGGCCTTCGCCCGCTTGCCAGCGAGTCGGTACTCGGACGCCGTGCGCAGCTTCCGGATCACCGCCTCGTAGCCGTCGAGATCCTGACGCTCGATGAAGATGCCGCCCTCGCCGAGCGACTCACACAGGCCCGGGGTGGGGTGGGCCAGGACTGGAATCCCCGAAGCGAGCGCCTCGACGCCTGCCCGGCCCCACGACTCATAGGACGACGGCATCAGCAGCAGGCGCGTCCGCGCATACACCTTGTCGCGCATCTCGTGCCCGGACACGTGCTCGACTTCCTCGACGTTCGACAGATCCGAGTAGTCGGTCTGCTCGCCGTAGGAGCCCTTCACCGCCAGGAACTTGATGTCCGGCATGCGCTTGGCCAGCTTGTGGAACAGCAGGCCGCCCTTCTCCGGGTTGGTATTGACCAGCGTCACCCGGTCGCCGGGCTTCGCCGCATACTCCTTGGCGAACACCGGAGGACGGACGACGATCGACCGGTCGGGCCGGATGCCCTTGGGGTGGTCCACGAAGTGCAGTTCGGCCTCCCGGGCCATCCACTGCGAGTTGTAGACCGCCAGCGCCGTCGACCCCGACGCCATGTCCCGGAACGTCGGCAGGAACGTGTTGTGGCAGATCGCCACGAACGGCTTCCCGTAGCCGCGGGCCAGTGCGGCAGTCGACGGAACATTCTCCAGGTGGGATACCAGGACGCTCGCCCGCCGAACCGCCGTCGCAAAGTCCAGGCGGGACTCCAGCGGCACCACCTTCACGCCATCCAGCTCATACGGCCCATGATCCTCGCCGTAGCGGGACAGCCACACCGTGACCTCGTGCCCGCGCTCGACGAGAGCCCGGAACATCGACCAGGCCATCCACTCCGCCCCTGCGTTGTGCCGGGGCGGGGCGGCGTGCAGCCGGGCGACGACCTGCATCGCCCGGCTGCCCTTCCCGCCGCCGCGGGCCTGCGTCACGAGGCCGTGCCGGCCGTGCCGGTGTACTTGACGAACGCCTGCGCGTCGCCCTGCACGTAGCCGTAGAACGCCTCCGCGAGGATCAGCACCAGGTTCTCCTGGAACGCCGAGTGGACGCCGCCGTCCTCGTCGACGTAGGTGGCCTCCTTGGAGATCCGCACGGTGATGTCCATGCCGACGCCGTAAGCCGCCTGCGACCAGTCGCCGCCGATCGCGCGCAGGCCCGTGTCCGACGAGGTCGACTGGCGGCGCTGCTTGCCCGACACCGAACGCGAGTACGCGAGCGGCTCACCGATCAGCGTTCCCGCCGACGCCATCTGCGTGCCCGGGACGGTCGTGTCGACGAGGATCGGGCGGCCCGTGGTGTCCGTCGCGAGCAGCAGACGCGGCTTCAGCCGGTGGTCCGCCACGGTGCCCGTGTAGTCCCAGTCGTCGTTGATGACCTCGGCCATGCCGTTGACGAAGTCGGCCCAGATGCCGCCCTGCGCCTGAGTTGCAGTGCCCAGCGCCACCGAGTTGGTGGTCAGCGCCAGATAGTCGGAGAACGGCCCGGCCGCGCCCTTCATGGTGAGGCCGTGGATCGCCGCGTGGTCGAAGGCGCGGGCGAAGGCTGTCGGCAGGTCCCGCTGCAGCTGCGTGTACAGCCCGCCCGCGTTGGTCATCGCGACCTCTTCGGCCACCGGGATGAGGACGGCGACCTTCTTCGCGGTCATCTGCTTGATGCTGACCCCGCCGCTC